GCCCGACCCTGAGTTGGGCTTTTTGCTTTCAGACCCATTCATAAGCCTCGCCATCGTGCGAGGCTTTTTCGTTCTTGCTCCCTGATCGGGGAGGACACTGGATGCCCAACATGCCCGATAAGCCAGACACCTGGATCATTGCGTTTGCGTGGCTGAGCCAGCACGCGCCAACGATCTACGCCGGCGCCCTGTCGTTTGTGGTTGGCGTCCTGCGGATCATCTACGGTGGTGGCAGTACCCGCCAGGCGCTACTTGAGGCCTCGCTCTGCACGCTTATAACGCTTGGCCTGATCCCGCTGCTCGAGTACTTCGGACTGCCCCAGAACCTAGCGACGGCCACCGGTGTGTTCGTCGGTTTCCTGGGCGTTAAGAAGATCGCGGCCATCGCTGATCGAGTTGCCGAGCGGGTTGCCGACATCAAGCTTCCCGGTCGGAAGGCTGAGTGATGGCTTGTAGTGGATGCGCCGCCCGGCGCGAATGGTTGAAGAAGTGGAGTGCGGTTGCATATGAGCGAGCAAGAGGAGCAATTGGTGCAGTTCCCAGGGCTTGTTCGGAAAAAGCCTCTGATGGAGTTGTGGATGGAGCAGATGCTTTTCGAGCAGAAGAAGCAGACGGCGATCCTCAGTCAGATGTCAGAGCAGCAGGGCCTGCTGATCCAGGCGCTGGCCGAAGATCAGGGCGACCAAGATCCTGATGCTGTCCCGGCGTACTACATGGACGGTACCCCGTGCCGCTGAGACCACAGAAGCCGTGCAATGCCCAGGGCTGTAACAGGTTGACCCGCAACCCACGCTACTGCGATGAGCATGCAGACATCGGCAAAGGCTTCGAGGCCAAGCAGCGAGAGCGGCAGCGCGAGACCAGCAGTCAGCGTGGGTACAGCTACGCGTGGCAGCTGGCTCGCAAGTCCTACCTGGCCAAGCACCCGCTGTGCGCCGAGTGCGAGCGGGCAGGCCTGGTGGTCGCTGCCACTGACCTCGACCATATCGTGCCTCATCGTGGTGACAAGACCGCGTTCTGGGTGCGATCGAACTGGCAGGGCCTGTGCCACCCCTGTCACAGCAGGAAGACAGCCGCCGAGGATGGCGGATGGGGCAACGCTGTGGTGCCCAGGGCCTGATGCCCTGTGAATGAGACGAATTCTCATGAAAATCAGGGGAAATCGACCGAAAATGTCGAAATGAGACGAATTCTCGTTTGTGGGGAGGGGGAGGGTCGAAAGTCTGGGGATTTTTGCTTCTAGACCGCGCCCTCAACTGAATTTTCACGACCGCGAAATTAAAAATCTGGAGTTGCGCGATGGGAGGCACCGCCACGGTCGCCGGCCGTGGTCGCAAACCTAAGCCGACGGCCAAGAAAGAGCTTGCTGGGAACCCCGGAAAACGGGCTCTGAACAAGAACGAGCCCCAGTTTTCCACCGTCACGAATATTGATCCGCCGGAGTGGTTGAGCGATCGGGCGGCGACGATGTGGCGGATGTTGATCCCTGAATTGCTACGGGAGCGCGTTGTTGCGCTGACCGACTTGCACAACGTCGAGGCGTTCTGCACTGCTTATGAGAACTGGCGTGCTGCTCAGGCGGCTGTCGCCGAGCATGGGATTGTGGTCACTGGTGCGATGGGTGGGCCAATGAAGAACCCGGCCCTGACCGCAGCCAACGAAGCGATGCGCCAGATTGTTACCTTTGGGTCGTTGCTTGGTCTCGACCCGTCCAGCCGTACCCGAATCATGGGCGGCAACAAGCAGAAATCAACCAACGAATTCGCCCAGGTACTGAATAGCTGATGGCCAGATCACCCAATGCCAGCGTCGACAAGGCGATGGCTTGGGCGAGAACCGTTCTGAAAGGAAAGTTCCCGGCGTGCCGGTACATCCATCAGGCCATCCAGCGGCACTTCGATGACGTTGCCGCCAGTCGCCTGAAGTCGTTCCCGTACAAGTTCGATCCGAAGAAGGCCGAAAAGAAGCTGCGCCTGATGCAGCTCCTGCCTCACACCAAAGGCGAATGGGCGTTCAAGCGGCAACTGATCACCCTTGAGCCCTGGCAGCTTTTCGGCCTGGCCTGCACGTTTGGCTGGGTTCGGAAGAAAGGTGGCTACCGCCGTTTCCGGGAAAGTTACTGGGAGGTGCCCCGCAAGAACGGCAAAAGCGTCATCGCTGCCGGTGTTGGCATCGGGATGTTCGTCGCTGACAACGAGTTCGGCGCCGAGGTCTATTCCGGCGCCACGACCGAGAAGCAGGCCTGGGAGGTTTTCCGGCCGGCGCGCCTGATGGTTATGCGCTCGCCGATGCTGCTCGAGGCAGCAGGTATCGAGGTCAACGCCTCGAACATGAACATCCCTTCCGACAGCAGCCGCTTCGAGCCATTGATCGGCAACCCGGGTGATGGTGCTTCGCCATCCTGCGCGATCATTGACGAATTTCACGAGCACGACACGTCGGCACAGTACGACACCATGCTGACCGGCATGGGCGCCAGACGGCAGCCGCTGATGTTCATCATCACCACTGCCGGTGCGAACATCGAGGGTCCCTGCTACGACAAGCGCCGCCAGGTGCTGGAGATGCTCGATGGCACGGTCCCAGACCCGGAGCTCTTCGGTTACATCTGGACGCTGGATGAGGGCGACGAATGGACCGACCCGAAGAACCTGGCCAAAGCCAATCCCTGCATGGGGGTGTCGGTGTTCCAGGAATACCTGGAAAGCCAGCTTGCGCGAGCGATTCGCTCGGCGCGGTTCACCAACACCTTTAAGACCAAGCACCTAAATCTGTGGGTGAGCGCCAAGGCCGGCTTCTTCAACATGGAGAGCTGGAAGGCTTGCGAAGACCGGTCACTGACTCTGGAGCAGTTTGAGGGGCAGGAATGCATCCTGGGCTTCGACCTTGCCCGCAAGCTCGACATGAACTCAATGGCCCGGCTTTTCTGGCGGGTGATTGATGGCAGAACGCACTACTACTGCCTGTCGCCGCGCTTCTGGGTTCCGGAGGATACGGCCTACAACACCGACAACAAACGGATGTCGGAGCGCTTCCAGGCGTGGATCAACTCCGGGAGTTTGCATACCACTGACGGCGCAGAGATTGATTACCGCGAAATCCTGGATGAAGCCAAGGAGGCGAATCACCTGGCTCCGGTTCGGTGGTGCCCTATTGACCCGCACGGTGCAACAGGCCTGAGCCATGACCTGGATGATGAGGGGCTAAACCCCGTAACCATCACCCAGAACTACACGAACATGTCGGACCCCATGAAGGAGTTGGAGGCGGCCATTGAGTCTGGCCGATTCCACCACGATGGGAATCCGATCATGACCTGGTGCATCGGCAACGTGATCGGCAAGAACCTGCCTGGCAATGACGATGTTGTGCGCCCGATTAAGCAAGGCGATGACAACAAGATTGACGGCGCGGTCGCGCTGATCATGGCTATCGGGAGGATTTTGGCAAATGCCCACCCAGAGGAAACCCTCTCTGGTCACATCGCAAAACACGGAATCAGGAAGCTCTAATGTCGCTATTCAAGAACATCGGCCGGTTCTTCGGCATCAAGGGCGACCCCCAAGTAATCGATACATCAGAGAAGCTGGCCCAGGCCCTGGGTGCCGGCTATGAGTCGGCGGCCGGACAGCGAGTCACGACTACCAGCGCCATGCAGCAGTTGGTGGTCTTCAACTGCGTCCGGGTTCTGGCTGAGTCTATCGGGATGTTGCCGTGTCGACTGTTGAGCCAAACCGGTCGGGTCAGGCTCCCAGCGACCGGGCATAGACTGTATCCGCTTCTGACCATGGCCCCGAACGGCTACATGACCTCCCAGGAATTCTGGGAGTTGCTCGTGGCCTGCCTCTGTCTCCGTGGGAACTTCTTTGCCTATAAGGTCATGGCCCTTGGCAATGTTGTCGAGTTGCTGCCGATCAACCCGGACATGGTGGTGCCGAAACTCAATGACGACTGGACGGTTCAGTACACCGTCAGCTTCAAGTCCGGCACCAAGGTTTTGACGCAGGATGAGATTTGGCATGTTCGGCTATTCACGCTGGACGGGCTGAACGGGCTCAATCCGATCTCTTACGCGCGCCAGGCGCTAGGGCTTGGTCAGGCCATGGATACGCATGCGGCGAAGCTTTTCACCAATGGCGCGGTTACCAGCGGTGTCCTGCAAACAGCCCAAGAGCTTACGGATGAGGCGTTCGCCAGGCTGAAAACTGAGTTTCAAGGCGAACACATGGGTGTTGCCAACGCTTATAAGCCGATGATTCTGGAGATGGGCCTGGAATGGAAGCCCATCAGCCTCAACGCCCAGGATACCCAGTTCATCGAATCCAAGAAGATGACCGAGGCGCAGATCTGCGGTTTGTTCCGAGTGCCGCCCCACCTGGTGGCCAGCATGGAAAAAATGACGCTCAACAACATCGAGCATATGGGCATGAGCTTCGTGAACTACTCGCTGGTTCCGATCATGACCCGCATCGAGCACCGCATCCAGGTTGGCCTGCTCAACGAAAAAGACCGCCTGACCCACTACGCCAAATTCAACGCGGGCGCCCTCATGCGGGGCGACCTGAAGGGGCGTTACGAGTCCTACGGCAAGGGTATTCAGTGGGGGATCTTGAGCCCCAACGACTGCCGCGAACTGGAAGACGAAAACCCCCGAGAGGGCGGCGACATCTACTTGACGCCCATGAACATGACAACCAACCCGGAGTCAGCAAATGCAGACCAAACAACGCCTTGATCTGCCGCTGACCATCAAGTCGGTCAGCGATAGCGGCGAGTTCGAAGGCTATGGCTCCGTGTTCGGCGTCGAAGATAGTTACGGCGACGTGGTGATTCGCGGCGCGTTTGCGGCGAGCCTGGCCAAGTGGAAAGAGAAAGGTCGCCTCCCGGCGATGCTCTGGCAACACAACATGAGCGAGCCGATCGGCATCTACACCGAGATGCGCGAGGACGACGTCGGCCTGTATGTCAAAGGCCAGTTGCTCATCGATGTAGATCCGCTTGCCAAGCGTGCCCACGGCCACATGAAGGCCGGCAGCCTGACCGGCATGTCTATCGGCTACATGCTCGATGACTACGAATACGACAAGGAAAAGGGCGTCTGGGTCCTGAAGGCAATAGACCTATGGGAAGTGTCCCTGGTCACCTTTCCGGCCAACGACGAAGCCCGGATCACTGATGTGAAATCTCTGCTGGCCCGCGGCGAAACACCGCCGCCCAGCAAAGTGGAGCGAGCCCTTCGAGAGGTTGGGTTTTCTGGCTCCCAGGCCAAGGCCTTTATGGCTAAGGGCTACGGCGCAGTTTCACCGCGAGAGGCGGGTGCCGACGAAGCACTGCAATTCCTCAAAACTCTATCTGATCGAATGTAAGGAGCCTCTCATGGCTGTTGAAATCAAAGACGTACAGGACGTGGCGGAAGCGTTGGGCAAGAAGTTCGACGAATTCAAAGAAAAGAACGACAAGCGTATTGATGGACTGGAGGCCGAGAAGGGCAAGCTGTCTGGTCAAGTTGACACGCTCAACGAAAAGCTGAGCGAGCTGGACAATCTGAAAAGCGAGCTCGAAAAAGAGCTGATTTCGCTCAAGCGCCCGGATGGCACCGGCACCAAGGCGGCCAGCGAGCACAAGGCCGCATTCATGCAGTTCGTGCGCAAGGGTATCGAAACCGGCCTGGGCGAACTACAGGCCAAGGCGTTGCAGGTCGGCGTCGATGCGGATGGTGGCTTCGCGGTTCCGGAAGAGCTGGACCGCAGCATCATCGAGTTGCTCCGCGACACTTCGCCGATGCGCCAGGTTTGCAATCAGATCACTGTCGGCAGCCCGGATTACAAGCGGCTGGTGAACCTTGGCGGAAACGGCGCCGGCTGGGTTGGCGAAACCGATCCCCGTCCGGCAACCAACACCCCAAAGCTGGGCAACATCTCGGCCTTCATGGGTGAGCTCTACGCCAACCCACAGGCCACCCAGACCAGCCTCGATGATATTTTCTTTGACGCCGAGGGCTGGCTGAACGGCGAGGTTGCCCGCGACTTCTCCGAGAAAGAAGGGAATGCCTTTCTGAAGGGGGACGGCGTCAACAAGCCAAAAGGCCTGTTGGCTTACGGCCTGGATTTGAAGGGCGACGACGACCGCGCGTTCGGCGTTCTGCAAAAGCTCATCACCGGCACGGCCGCCAAGATCACCGGCGACAACCTGATCGATCTCATTCACGCGCTCAAGGCCGGTTACCGCGCCAACGGCTCCTGGATGATGGGCAACCTGACCGTGGCCTACGTTCGCAAGCTGAAGGACAGTGAAGGCAACTATCTGTGGCGGCCGGGCCTGGAAGCGGGGGCGCCGTCGGTTCTGCTGGGTTACGGCATCACCGAAAACGAAGACATGCCAGACGTTGCAGCTGATGCCAACGCCATTGCCTTCGGCGACTTCAAGCGCGCTTACACCGTGGTTGACCGCATCGGCACCCGCGTCCTGCGTGACCCTTACACCAACAAGCCATTTGTTGGTTTTTACACCACCAAGCGCGTCGGCGGCATGCTGGTCGACTCCCAGGCTGTGAAAATTCTGACCCTGAGCGCTGCTGCCTGAATGGGCGGGCGCCTCCGGGCGCCCTGACCTGCCGGAGGATTTATGCCGATTATTCTCGTGAAAAAACCATTCCCGTTCGCGGTGGATGGCAATCAAGTAGTTGAGATCCCTGTTGGCGAGCAGGATGTCTCGGAGCGCTGCGCGCTGGTGGCTGTTGAGCACTTGGGGGTGGCCGACTATCTCGACCAGCAGGGCCTCGCAGGCCCTCGTTTGGATGGGCCAACCATCGCCGAGTTTGTCGCGGCGGGCTACCCGGCTGTCAACTATCCGCCGGATGGCTACGCATCGCGCAGCTCGCAGGAAGAAATCGACGCGGCGATCGAGGCCCAGAAAGACGCCGGTGGCGACCCGCTCAAGATGAGAGTTCCCGAACTGAAGGCCTGGCTTACCGCCAAGGGGATCGAGTTCGATCCGTCCGCCAACAAGGAAGCCTTGCAGGCGCTGGTGCCAACTGGTGCTTGATCTCCCCATCGTCAAGGCTCACTTGCGGGTCGACCATGACGACGAGGATGTGCTGATTCAGGGCTACACGGATGCAGCCCTCAGTGCTTTCGAGACCTGGACCAATCGGACATTGGTCGCCCCGGGGGAAACCCTACCTGATCCAGTCGGGAATTCGATCATCATGAGCAAGGCGATCATGCAGGGTGCGCTCTTGTTGATTGGTACCTGGTACAACAGCCGCGAATCGGTGGTGGTCGGTACGATCACGGCCGAGTTGCCAATGGCGACCAACGCCCTCTGGAAACCCCATCGCTGGAAAAACGTATGAGAGCCGGTGATCTGCGGCACCGTATCCAGTTTCAGAGGCTGGTGGTCGGCGTTGATCCGGAAACCCAGGAGCCATTGCCAGAGACGTGGGTTGATGTCGCCAGTGTCTGGGCCGCGATTGAGCCGTTGAGCGGTCGAGAATTCATCGCGGCCAAGGCTGTTCAGTCAGAAGTGGTCGGCCGTATCATCATCCGCAAGCGGTCGGACATCAAGGCTGCGATGCGCGGGCTCTATCGCGGGCAGGTCTACAACATCCAGGGCGTTCTGCCTGACCCGAAGTCGGGGCTGGATTACCTGACCTTGCCCTATTCGGAGGGCGTCAACGATGGTTGATGAAGTCCAGTTCAGCTTGGTGGGCCTCGACGGCCTGCTCTCGAAGCTGGCCACGGTGAACGAAGAGGTGAGGCGCAAGACCGGGCGCGCCGCGCTTCGTCGAGCGGCCGAGGTGGTGGCCGGGCACTTCAGGGAGGGGGCTCGCCGCTGGGATGACCCAGAGACCGGTCGGTCCATCGCCGACAACATCGTGCTGCGCTGGAACGGTCGCCTGTTCCGGAGCACTGGCAGCCTTGGGTTTCGGATCGGTGTGTTGCACGGCGCAGTGCTGAAGAAGGGCGGCGGCAAGGAAGTCAACGCTCCGACGCCGCACTGGCGTCTGCTCGAGTTCGGCACCGAACACATCGCCGCCGACCCGGTCGCCCGCCCGGCGCTCGAGGATCACATCGGCGAAGTCACCAACGAGTTTGTCACCCAGTTCGAGAAGGGGATCGACCGGGCTATTCGCCGGCGCGTCAAGCTCGACAGGAGTAGCTGATGTTTGCACCGATCAACGTTGTGTGCGCCCAGGACGCCGGCGTTACTGCGCTCCTCGGCAGCGCGCCTCTGCGGCTTTATCCGTTCGGCGATGCGCCCCAGGACGGCCAGAAGCTGTACGCAGTCTGGCAGACCGTTGGAGGCAGCCCTGAGAACTACCTGGCTGGCCGCCCGGACGTTGACGCATACCGGCTGCAGGTCGATGTCTACGCAGCCACTGGGCCGTCGGCCCGCGCTGTGGCGAAGGCCATCCGTGACGCGATCGAGCTTCACGCCAATATCACCCGATGGGGCGGCGATAGCCGAGACCCTGCAACGAAGAACTACCGGTACAGCTTCGACGTGAGCTGGCTGGTTACGCGGTAACGAGCCCCACCCCACAACTTGCCCGCCGCGTGCGGGTATTTTTTTGCCCGACATATGGAGAAAGCCATGTCGATTTTGTCGCAAGGTACCCAGGTCTACGCCCTGGTTCCGCCGGTATCCGGCGCCGGCCCTTACACGGTCATGGAGGTTGAGTGCGCCACCAGCTTCGACCCGGGCGGCTCGCCGGCCGAGCAGATCGAGGACACCTGCCTGTCTGCCGAAGAGCGCACCTACAAGAAGGGGCTGCGCACCCCAGGCCAGGCCTCGCTCGGCCTCAACGCTGATCCGAACAACGCGAGCCACATCCGCCTGCACCAGCTCTCCGAGGCTGATGGCGACACCACTATCAAGTGGGCGGTTGGCTGGTCCGACGGCAAGGACATCACTCCGACTGTCGCGGCTTCCGGCAGCCTGGACAAGGCTTCCGTATCCGCTGGCGGCAGTGGCTATACCAGCGCCCCGACGGTTGTGCTGACCGGCGGTAGCGGTGCCGGTGCTGCCGCTACCGCGATTGTTGTCGAGGGCGCGGTGACTGGCATCACCATCACCAACCCGGGCAGCGGCTACACCAGCGCGCCGGCGGTGAGCTTCACCGGTGGCGGCGGTGGTACCGGCGCAGCGGCGACTGTTTCCCTTGTCGCCGGCAACGACTTCGACCTGCCGGAAACCCGGACCTGGTTCGCCTTCCAGGGTTACGTTTCCGACTTCCCGTTCACGTTTGCGCAGAACGCCGTTGTTGCGTCGACAGTGTCGATTCAGCGCTCTGGCGGTTCCGCCTGGATTCGCAAGGCTGTCGTCTAATGGAACTGAATATCGCAAACCTGAAGAAGTCCAAGGCGTTCACTGCTCGCCCGGTGGAAAAGGAAATTGAGTGGGGGGACTCCAAGTTCACCTGCTACGTCCGTCCGCTTTCGTACCAGACCGCGGTGGGCGATATCGCCGCCCACCGTGGTGCTGATCCGCTGGCCAGTCGCATTGCATCCAGCATCTGCGACGCCGAAGGGAAACCGGTGTTCACGGTGGCAGACATCACTGGCGAGGCAGATCCCGAGAAGGGGGCGCTTGATCCGGACCTGACCAATCTGCTGCTGATTGCGATTGGTGAGGTCCAGAGCGCGGGAAAGGCGAAGCGCTAGAGCCAGTTGATGAACTGTGGTGCGAGCTCGTGATGAACGGAATAGGCGGCCGCACCATCGCCGAAGCGCAAGAAAACATGAGCTATTCCGAGTTTCAGGTCTGGATGAAGTTTCGCCAGAGGCGCGGATCGCTCCACCAAGGGATGCGGGTGGAGATGGCCATTGCCGAGGCTCTGGCGCACCACTTCAACTGGGTCCGTGGCGAGAAGGCGACAAGGCTTTATCAGCAGGACTTCGCGCCGCATATGGATCCTCGCATCGAATCGCTCGAAGAGGCGCAGGCCTCATGGGCTTGAGCCGCTGGCAGCTGGAAAAACAAGCTTCCGATTGAGAAGCGCGGCCCGCCCTGCGCGGGTCTCTTATTGCGGAGAAAGGCATGGCCGGCTCACTTGGTACCCTTACCCTCGACCTGATAGCAAAAATTGGCGGGTTTACCGGGCCGATGGATAAGGCTGGCAGAGCGGCCAAGCAGTCATCGAGTGAGATGGTGGTCGCAGCAAAACAGGCGGCCCTGGCATGGAGTGCTCTCGGAGAGGTCGCAGCGGGCGTAGTCGCAGGCTTTTCGGTCGCCAGTATTTTCGGGCGGTTTGTAACTGAAACCCGAAACGCGGAAAAAGAGCAGGCCCAACTCGGCGCTGTTCTTCGGTCTACTGGAGAGTCCGCGGGCTACAACCGCACCCAGCTGAACGAAATGGCCGATGCCATGGCGCGGGCTACCACATTCTCGGGCGGCGATATCACCCAGGCCCAGACCACTCTCCTGGCATTTACTGGGGTTGTGGGGAATCAGTTCAACAAGGCTCTTCAGTCTGCTGCCGACATGGCCGCTCGCACCGGCAAAACCGTAAAGGAAGCTGCTGAGCTGATTGGTCGAGCCCTTGACGTTCCGTCGGAAGGCCTGAGCGCACTGACCAAGCAAGGCTTTCGATTCACCGAGGATCAGAAAAAGCTTGCCCTGGCGATGGAGTCAACCGGCAACGTCGCCGGCGCCCAGGGGATCATCCTCAAGGCCCTGAATGAGTCATACGGCGGCGCTGCCGCTGCGGCGCGAGACACGTTTGGCGGCGCTCTCGAAGCGTTGCATAACACGGTCTCCGACCTCCTGACTGGTGAGGGGAGCCTTGATTCTGCCAAGGCCGCAGTATTCGCACTGAATGACGCACTGGCTTCGCCGGGTGCGAAGACGGCAATCGAGACCCTCGGCAAGGCGGCCATAGCGCTGACAGTGGTGCTATCGACGCGCCTGGCTGGTGCTGCACTGACTTCAGCTGCATCGCTTGCTGCCGCCCAGGTTGAGGCTATCCGCTATCAGGCCGCACTGGCTCGCATGGCTGGCGTTTCAGGGCCTGCTGCTGCGGGGCTCATTTCTGTCGGTGTTGCGGCAAGAGCTGCGTCTGCCGCTATGGCGCTGCTGGGTGGGCCGTTCGGCGCCATCCTGCTGGCCGGTAGCGCGCTGACCTACTTCGTTACACGGGCGAGCGAGGCGGACCGGGCGTCTGCTGAGCTTGATGAGCGCATCGGTAAGCTTGACTCCACCTTCTTGAGCCTGTCCTCAAACCAGGCGGCCGCGGCGATCCCTGATTACACGAAGAAGCTCGAAAGCGCCTCTATGGCCGCCGCCGCGGTATCGGCCAAGGTCTTCACGCTCAATGACAATATCAGCCGATTCCCGCAAAGCCCGAGCCAGGAGAAGTGGCAGGCCCAATTGGTTCAAGCCAAGGGGGAGCTCGACACGGCAACCCAGGCCGTGGATGGCCTGAAGTCGAAGATCGAAGAACTCAATGCGGTTGTTGCAAAGTCGAGCGTTTCGAGTGCTGCGGCTGATGTCTCGAAAGTCTACAAGGAGATGTCCAGGAGCCTTGATGAGCAGATAGCCGTCGCGGGCAAAAGAACGAATGCCGAAAAGCTGGCTGCCAGAATCAGTGGCGGATTCCTCGAGGGGCTGAAAGCCGGGGAAGGTGACCTGCTGGTCGCCAAGCAAAGGAATATCGATGCCATCGAAAAGACGATGGCCGCCAACAAAAAGGCCGAGGAGGCTGCAAAGGCGAGCGAGAAGGCCGACGCAGCGGCCCTGAAAAAGCGCGGTGATGACGCCGAGGAGAGCTACCAGCGACAGATCGAGTTGATCAACACAACCGTCGATAAGCGCAACAAGGCCAGCGAGGCCTCCAAGCTGTCGTTTGAGATCGAGTCGGGTAAGTTGGTTGGCATCAATGCTGAGCAGCAGAAGCGCCTGCAGGGCTTGGCTGATGAGCTGGATGCAAAGCTCAAGCTGAAGAAGCAGAACGAGGACGATGCCAAGCTCGCGGCGTTCCGCGCAACGCTTACTGATTCGAACCAGGTTGTTCGGCAAGGGTTCGAGATTGAGCTGGCCGGCTCCGGGTCTGGCGACAAGCTCAAGGAGCGCTTGAAGGAAGACCTTGCGATTCAGCAGGACTACCAAAAGCAGCTGTCAGAACTGAATAAGCAGCTCAATACAGGGCAGATCAACAAGGATCTGTACGACAAGGAAACAGAGATGCTTCGGCAGGCCCTGGCCGAGCGCATGGACCTGCAGAGGGGCTACTACAGCCAGGTTGATAAGGAGCAATCAAACTGGGTGGCTGGCGCCAGTTCGGCTTACGAGAACTATCTGGACAGCGCCAGGGATGTTGCCGGCCAGACCAAAAGCCTGTTCACGAACGCTTTCACCTCAATGGAAGATGCGGTCGTGAGCTTTTCCACTACGGGGAAGTTCTCGTTCACTGACTTCGCAAAGTCCGTCCTTGCGGACATGGCCAGGATTGCTGCCAGGCAGGCGACCTCTTCTGCGCTTAGCTCTTTGTTCGGGCTCGCCTCGTCGGCCGCCGGGTCTTACTTTGGCGGGCCAGCTTCCGCTGGCTCTACTCAGGCCGGGTATTCCAGCACGTACTTTCCCCAGGCCAAGGGCGGCGCCTGGAGTGATGGTGTGCAGCTGTTCGCAAACGGCGGCGCATTCACCAATGGTGTCGTCAGCCAGCCGACGGCGTTCGGCATGGCCAACGGGAAAGCAGGCGTGATGGGCGAGGCTGGTGCGGAGGCGATCATGCCTCTGACCAGGACCTCGAGTGGCGCCCTCGGCGTTCGCGCAGTGGGAGGCGGCCAGGGATCGAGCAACCAGGTGATCATCCAGCAAAACTTCACCGTTCCGGAAGGCCAGGGTGGGGGCGCAGACGCCACTTCTGGCCAGGCGGTTGCCCAGGCTTACGCCAAGGCAGCCAAGCAGGGCGCCGCTGATCAGATCGCTCGGGACCTGAAGCCGGGCGGCCAGATCTGGACCGCAATCAATGGTCGGTCGTAAACACAGCCTCGTACCTCGAGGCCTCCCCTGGAGACATCATGGCAATTGAAACATTTACCTGGTGCCCAAAGGTTGAACCTGTGGGCACCGTGAGCTTTCGGAACAAGTCCGCAAAGTTCGGGGATGGCTACGAGCAGCGTGCGCGCGACGGGATCAACAACAAATCGGAATCATGGCCTCTCACGTTTGTAGGTGGGGCTGACAAGATCATGCCGATCAAGAAATTTCTCGATGCGCATGCCGGGGCCGACCCGTTCTATTGGACTCCGCCTCTTGGCGAGCAGGGCCTGTATCGCTGCGATACATACCAGCCATCGCCGATGGGGGCCGGAATCTACTCACTGACCGCAACCTTCGAACAGGCATTCCACCCATGAGCATTG